GTCCAGCCCAATGTGCAGCGGTTGCCCAGGCTCAATCTCCAAATCAGCCGACATCAAACTGTCGCTGAACTCCGGCCATACCGGCTTCCCATCCTGCACATAAACATACTGCGCGCCCGCATAACACTGTATCCAATCGAGCGTCTTGCCAGCCAGTTGCTGCTCGTAATACCCGCGCGGCAAATTGTTGACGTTCTCCGCGGCATCATTCTCAATCCACCACTTGCCGGCGGCGAAGATCGCGTTGTCGTGCTCCTTCGTACCCTCAACAACGCCGCCAGGCTGCTTGTAGAAGTTCCAAGGATAGCGCCCGCGCACCTTGTTCTTCTCAGCCAAGTTGGGCCACCAATGGTCGCTGTCCATCGGGTTGGTGCTCATCCACACCCCACGCCATGTGCAGCCGCCGTTGCGCTTGGTCGGGAAGCGACCTACGCGGCTGGTCAGGCCATCGACAACGGCCTTCGGCAACTCCCGCGCCTCATCGATAAACCCGCCAGTTAACTCAAGCGACAACAGTTTCCGCACGTCGCGGGGCTGGTCGAGCGCCAAGAAGATCATTTCGCAATCGACGCCGGGAACGCCGTCGCGCGGCGGCAACTGAATGTGGTGCGTGATGGGTGGTGACCAGCGCATCGCACCCCACTCATGCTCAGGAAATAACTCCTGCCACGTCTTGATCGTCGTGGTGCGCAACTCAGGATAGCTGTTCCTGATGACCGCAAACCTCGTGTAACGCACATTGTCTACCGGCGACGGCTCCTGCTTAACAGCACGCAGCATCACTTCAGCCAGGCTCGCATACGTCTTACCGCTGCCGACCGGCCCCATCAGCCCGCGCACAAACGCATCGTCGCTCAAGAACTTCCAGACCGTCGGGCTCGCGCTAAAGTCGAGGTTGAGACCCGCCAGTCCAGTCTCCTTGGCGCGACGCCTGCGTGGGCTGCGGTCAGTTGCTCGCGGTGACCGGCTCATCTACTTCTCCCCCGCGGGGGTAGCGCCATCTTCTTCGTCGCCATCATCGTCTACCACCTCATACGTCGTCGTTTTCGGCCCGGTAATGTTGATGCCAATCATGCTGGGCCGCATGTTGTCTTGTTGCGGCTCCAACAACCCATGATGCTTCGCAAGGATGCGCGAGGCCGAAATCTTGTCATGCATCTCGACCTCGATCTGCGACCCCTCGCGTGTCGGCGTGATCTTGACCTTCTTGATCGACTTGCGCGCACCTGCGCTCAGCGATGCCGATGGCTTCAACTGCACGCTGCCGTCAGCCTGCCACGTCAGCACGTCCGTGATCTCGGACGCGGCGATGGCCTCTAGCTCCGCTAGAACCGCCTGCTTCCGCCCGTCATCCTGCGTGGCCAGCGTGGCACGCGCCTGCCTAATCGACCTGCGTGGCACAGGCACCTCCAATTGCTGCGTAGTTGATCATATCGACCCAGCTATCCCAATGCTCCGGCTGATGCGACAGGCGCGCCATCTTCAGCCCAGCCATGCAAAGCGCGACCTGATGCGCCTGCACTTCGATGCCGAGGATGGCGGTCCAGATGATCGAAATGCGCTCGTGCATCACATATGCGTCGCCGTATTCGCCTGCGCGCTTGCCGAGAATTTCCTGGGCGTCCGCTATAAACTCTTCTGGTGCTGTTGGCATGTCCTTATCGTCCTCTGTGGAAAGTTGCGAAAATTTTGCGGGGTGGCCCCCATAGGTACAGGCCAGGGGTGGGGGGCAAGGGGTGCCGGTTTCGGCGCTGGCGGGTGGGCATGCCCTGCCTGGCCGGCACCATTCGACACGGATTGCTGACCCGTACATAGGCAAACGTCCGTTTGCGGTCATGAACAATGCACCTCCCCTATTCCTGGTACGCCTCTCCTAGCCGCAAGCGCCGCTTTGCATGCCGCATAGGCCGCCTTGCGCATTGCCTCAGGCGTCACGCCGTCCGCTGCATGCTGATGGGCAGAGCGGATCACGTTGGCGATCACGACGGTTTGTCCGGTCGCCTCCTGAACGCCGCGCGCGTAAGCGTGAGCCAGCGAGAGAGCGAGAGAGTGTTCAGCGTCGCCTAAGCCCTTTGCAATCCCATTCGTTCTAAGCTCACTATCATCGTCTATCGGCTCGGCGCGCGGCGTCGGCAGGTGTATATCCTCAAGTCGTGGCATTGGTTCGTCGCCCGTCCACAGCACCTGGTATCGGTTGATGCGCCATCCGCTCGCGGCATAGTCCTTGCTGCGAAGCTGGCGGACATAGCCCAACGCCTTTAGTTTCTTGATCGCGTTGTTGACGCTCAAGCGCACCGCATAGCCGCTGGCGTTGGCCAGTGTTTCCATCGTCGGCCAGCAAACACCGGCGCTATTAGTATATATGCAGAGCGCGCCCAGCACTCGCAATTCGGTTATGCCCAACCGCTGGTCACTAGGCGCACGGCTAGGCATGATCGAAAAGCGGCGCGGCGGATTAAAAGGGGAGCTCATCATCCAACCCTTTCCGCGTCCGCACCTCGCGCACTTGCGCGCCAGGCCACAATTGCTTTGCCTCTGCAACGGCCTGTAGAGGCTCGTACAGCGCCATGACGCGCGCCACCTCATCTATGCCCATGCATACGCAACCTGCGCGTCCCTGGCCCGCCCTAGCGGCTTGCTGAGCGGTTTCACCAACTATCATTATGCGGCCATCGGGCATGGCGCACTCTAACACGCCATCAACGCCAAGCGGCGCATGCCCCACCGCGGTTGCAGCATCGACTAGCGCGCTCCATGCTCGCATCGTCGCCGCGGCATGCTTTTCCACCGCCTCACCATCAATTGCCTCAATGGCCGCGTCCAGACGCGCTAGCTGCTCCTCAAACCGCTCGCGCAGAGCACCATCAATCAAGAGCGGCAGACGATCTACACCCCACGCCCGCTCAATAGCGGACACATGCCGATCCAGTTTGGCCAGCGCCGCATCAATCCGTGGCCAGCTAAGCTGCGCCCTGTACGCGTCAAAAAACCGGCGTTCAAATGGCGTCCCAGGTTTTCGCTTCTGCCGTGTTGGTGTTGTCATATCGTCTCCGTCTGTAATCCTGTCCGGTCCTTGGTACGAAGTACGCCCCCCCCTAAAGGGGGGGGCGCTGCGTACCGTACACCAGTTTGGGCCGCGTACTGTGTAAAAATAGCGAACCACCATCGTACCATCCGTTGAGCCGCTAGGCTTTCCGCGGGTTACACGGTGCGCTGGGTGGTACGCAGGCCAATACCACCGCTTAGGACCGCGCATGCATCCACCTCGCCAAAAATGACCCTTGCGTACCGCGTCTGCGTACCATTTACCACCGTGCGTTGCACGTCACGCACAACATTTCCATCGTAATATGCGGTGACGGCGTCCTCAAAACGCAGCACGCAATGCGTCGCGCCGCGGTCATAGCGATAAAATAGTGCTGGCAGCTTGCCGGCAACGTCCGCCGCCCGGCACACTTGCGCCCACCATTCGGGCTTGCCGCCCATTGGGCCGCTAGCGTACCTCTTACACTCTATGAGCCATGGCCACACTACAGCGCCGACATCATCGGGGTGCAGCACCAAGTCGCCGCGCTCGCCCTGGCGGTATTGCTCCAGGTCGCGCACAAGCCGGACACCACACCAATCGCGGATCAGCGTAGCAATGGCGCGTTCGTAGCTGCTGCCTTTGTCGCGCGACTTAGCCGGCACGCTTTGCGCCCACTATCATGCGATCCACTGGCTGCTGCGCCGCCATCGCCGCCCTGTCAGCAGCAGCACGGGCCGCCAGCGCCTCTACGATAAGCGCATCAGCAGCGCTGGCAACGCTCCTGAACGGCGAGCGAGACTGGTAGCGGCGTAGCGCATCCAGCGTGCTTTCGCGCAACCGAAAGGTCGTCTGTTTGAGTGCCATGTGTTTTTTCCAATCTTTTTTTGCATTCGCTCTTGAACCGCTACGATACCGCCCCCAAGTTAGTAGTCAACAGGGTGACAGACACCCCACCAACACGGAGAAAAGAACATGTTCAACATCTCGTATCGCAAAGTTGGCGGCATCAGCTTCCTGAAGCTGGGCCTGATCACCATCTCCTGGAGCGTCTCGAAGGTTTACAAGCCCCTCTAATAACGCCAGCAGCTAACGCCAACCACAACACGGAGCAAAGAACATGGCACCCCAATTCAAGCGTTTCTTCAGCGTCGATAGCGCGAAAGCCGTCAAGGCCGACAAGTATGGTTACCTCAACGGTATCAATTACATGGCCGCGCACACCACTGCGGGCGTCGGCAATCTTTGCGCCGCCGCATCGCCTGGATGTATCGACCTATGCCTTGGCCTCTACAGCGGCCAAGCGGCCATGGTGGCGGACCTAGAACACGGCACTAACAGCGTCCGGGAGAGCCGCATTCGCAAGGCCCAATATTTCGCCTCCGACGTCCAGGCATTTTTGGACGAAGCATGCCAACATATCGAGGCGCTGCAACGCCGCGCGGCCAAGTTGGGCAAGGCGCTCTGCATTAGAATGAATGGATCGACCGACATTCCGTTTGAGAGGATTAAAATCAAATCCCGCGGCAACCGGAACATTTACGACGTGTTTCCCAGCGTGCAATTTGTTGACTATACAAAACGGTTCGAGCGGCTCGGCCGCGTACCGGCGAACCTGCACCTCACCTTTAGCCGTAGCGAAACGAACGAATGCTTCGCGAAACTGGCGTTGCAGCGCGGCCACAACGTCGTCGTCGTGTTTGCCGGCACCATGCCGTCTGAGTACCTGGGCGCGCCTGTCATCAGCGGCGATGAGCATGACCTGCGCCATCTCGATCCGCGCGGTGGCTATGTCATCGGCCTATCGCCCAAGGGCAACAAGGCCAAGCGCGACCAATCCGGCTTCGTTGTGCGCAACGCCGCGTAACTTTTTTTCAGCATGGGGGTTGACGGTCACCCACGCCACCCCTATCTTATAATCATCAGGGTGACAGGCACCCTGGCAACACGGAGAACGACGATGAAATGCTTCGAAAGCCACAACGGCATTCAGTACGCCCGCATTGCCCGCACCGAACGCGTGCTACGGCTCAGCCGCAGCTTTGCCTTTGACGTGTTCGACGCCAAAGGCCGCGAGATCGGTCACTACTACGCGATCTACCGCGAGTTCCACATCCTCGAGCCCGACAGCCACACGATCATCCCGGTCGAGCACGTCGAGGATTACCTCGAGGAGAGCTTCATCGTCTACCCGCAGGGCCTGCGCGACGGGGCCAAGTTCGGCGCGATGCCGACCGCCAGCTACAAGCGGTTCAAGGATCGTGGAGACGCCATCCGTTACGGCGACAAGGGCGTCGAGCGCGCCAAGGCGCGCGCCCTCAAAAAGGCGCGCTAAGCGCCTCCCCACCACTATCATAAAGGACACGAGACGATGACCGAAGCAACCGCCACCATTCGTAAGGACGGCTTCACCGCTTCCCGTCCCTGGACAGTCGATCTAATCGTCGATGGCCAAAAGTGGACAAGCTGGGCGCACGGGTTCAGGACCCGAAAAGCCGCCGTAGAGCATTGCGAAGCGGTCGGAAACATCACTGTGAGGGAGGCGCGCTAGCGCCTCCCCACCCTTTCACACAACACGGAGGATATGCCAATGGCAATCGATGTACAAAACACCGGCTCGACCAGGGACGGTAACGTCAAATACCTAATCTACGGCCAAGCCGGAGCCGGCAAAAC